AACAACGTGAATGTTTGTGGAGTTGATTTCTGCATCCACTGCCATCAAATAAAAACCTTCATCATTTGAAATATCTAAAAGGTTTTTATAATTCACAACTTCATAACCTAGTGCCTCCCAAGCTTTAAAGTAGCCGCGATAAATGTATTTTCCAGCGTTTTCTTCGTGAGATTTAATATATACTTTTCTCATTCAAACACCTCAATAATCAACTTTGGAATGCTTTCTCTCATTTTATACATTTCTTCCAATAAGGGCTCTCCCTTCAAGGAAAACCATTCTTCAGATGTAGCTCCAACTTTCTTGTTTGTTACAACTTTACAGTTCATTGCTTTAGCTTCCACGCAAACCCTATTTAATGTCTCAACAACTCCGGGAAAGAAGACCAGCCCTTCATTTTTAGATAATTCAGTTAAAAACTGCTGTCTAGGCATTTTTGATATCAGCTTAAATGGAATCTGCTTATGCCGGCAGTATTTAATACAAATATTTGTGTTTTTTATTGGATTGATGGAATTTATAATTGAATAAAAATTACTTTTTTTGTTTTCTGAAAGCTTTCTCATCAATTTCAGATCCTCTTCGGACCACAAATTGCCAGATAAACTTATAGCATTTATTTTCTTTAAGTTTTTGTTAATAATTTCTGCGTGTAACAAAGATTGACATAAAATGGCTTTTGCATTTTGATAAAAACCTATATTTATTAATTCTTGTTTTTTGCATATATAATCTTCACACTTGGAGGGGTCTCTATTGATTAGGTATTTGTGATCGTGTTCGTATATCGCATAATTTAACCCTGATTGAATGAACTTTTTACACTCTTCTTTTAAGAATATAAAATTGGAAATAATAAAGTTATTTCCAATATTTTCTTTTAAAAATCTCAAATCAACTTCAGAAGTGTTCTTTTTCTTTACTTTATAGCCTTTATTGGATAATATTTTTAAAAGCTCATAATCATTCAGTTCACCTCCGCCGATCACACCCTGCTCTAAAAAGAAGTCGGACAAAAAGATATACATTAATCATAAACCTCTTCTCCCAAAGAGGCTAGCCACGAATCAACATCAAAATCTTTCTCCTTCACGCTTTCCAAAACTTTTTGATATTTGCTATCTGCTTCAAACTCTTTCAAAAGCCACTTTCTTAATCTCTTCGCTTTGGCGTGATAAATGCCATACATTTTCACGACATCTCGCAGTCGTGAAACATAAGAAAACCTTTTTGGGAAAGCCCAAAGAGAGTCCCTAATCAAAACTGGCTCCCAGACAGCCTCTTCTTGGACTGGTTTGAGATCATAATCGACCTTCAAGAAATGAGCTTTTTTCTTTCCCTTATCATCTGGGGCATAAAGAAAATCAACCACGCCGCCCCAATCAGGGGCAATTACTGGAAGTCCATAGTAAGCCGCTTCAAAAACAGGAAGGCCGAACCCTTCACCATGAGCCAAATTGATAAAGCATTTAACTTTTTGATGCTGATAAAGGGCTGAGAGTTCCTCTTCTGTCATGTCTCCGTGTAGGTAATAAACAGAACATTCTCGGTCTTCAAAGTCTTTAAGAATGTGATTGATTCTTTGCTCAAACTTTTCTCGATCCATCACACAGTTCTTGGCAAAGTTTCCTTTTAGAATTAGGCCATAAGGTTTGTCCTGAAATTCTTCAAGCCACCAACGAACAGTGTTTTCCAAGTTCTTTCTTGGGGACCATTGAGCATTGCAAAGAAAGTTGAAATCATGCTTGAAATCAAGTTCCAAAAACTCTGGACAAGGAGCAACTTTACGAACTGGATAATGCGTCACTTCCACAGGAGTTTCATTTCTAAAAACGATCTCTTGTCCAGTTTGTGGATGCTGAAATTTATAAACTGTGTTATCAAAAGCATATTTTGTATGTTCTGAAACAACCAGAATCTTGTCCATCAGGTTGCTTTTTTCAACCCATTGCGGGGACATTTTAGTTGTTTCTGTTCCGGCTGTACAGCCAATGTTAACGGCAGCTAGCTTCTCCCATTCTTGCGGGATGGTAACTTGAAGCGAAACATCAAAATGAACTTGTTGCCCTGCTTTTTTAGCACCTTCAAGTGTCAAAACAGTTTTTTTGATTGCTTCATCAATAAACTGCCTTTCTTCATTGTCTTCCCAGATCCAGCCGGTTTCGCCCCAGCGAATATTCAAGATATAAATGTCGAAAAGCTCTTCTCTACTCCGCAAAGCACGGAGAACAAAACGAGCGTGTTCTCCATATCCAGAGCGACTCAACATTGGAGCTTTAATCAAAACCTTCTTTTTCATTAAATAACCTCTATTTTTTAATAACTAAAACTTGACCTTTATAGTAAACATTGCATGGAGTTTTAGAATTTTTTGAAAATTCATTCCATTTTTCAACAACTTCGCTATAAGTTCCTTTTTTAATCAACTTGATAGGAAACACTTCATTACCCAAGGAAGAAACTTGCCACAATTCATAACTCCCGCTAGTCATTTCAAACAACCTCTTTCAAAACCCAAGTTTTATGATTTTTTCTATTTTCCCAAGAACCGTGCTTTTCCACTGTTTTATCGATCAGATCAACCCACGTTTCACAAAACTTTTCATAATTGTAGTTTTCTTGAACATGCTCCATTCCCATTTGGGACATTGCTTCAAATTCAGGATCTTTGTTTTTCCAAAGCTCATACATATCACGCAAAGCATTAACAACATCTTCTTGATTTAGGCGGTCTTCATAGATGTAAGGTACTGGTTGTGAGCCAATAACAGACTTTGAACAAGGGAACAAACCCATTCCAAACCAATCTGTGCCATTTGTTACCTGCTCTTGAAGTCCTCCAGTCATATTCACGATGATTGGTGTCCCACAAGAAAGAGATTCCAAAGTAGCCAATCCAAACCCTTCTGCATCTGAAATGTTCACGGTGCAGTCAACGGCATTGTATACCTTTCCAAGAGTTGGAATATCCAACTTTGTTGTTGAAAAGATCACCTCTCCATTGACAAGACCCAATTCGTGAATAATCGCTTCAAGATCTTGACCGTGCGGGTCTTTTGGTTCAGTGTGCATCATCAAGATTGCTTTGTCATGACCCACTTCATTCAAAAATTCTTTGAAACACCAAAGAAGGTATCCAGATTGCTTTCTTCTTGCATTTCTGTTATTCCAGAAAAAGACCATCTTTTCATTTCCTTCTTTATCAAGAAGGTTGTCTTTGAAGATTTTCTTTCTGTGTTCTTTGATCTCTGCCTCTGGAAGCTTTTTGAAAGCCGTAGAGTCTACAGCATGGGGGATGTAATGACACTCCACATCAGAAAGAGTTCTTACAATGTCGTCTGTGACCTTTGAAATCGTAGCAATAACATCATTTGAATCATAATACTTTTTGTTGTATTTTGGATAAGGGTAGTTGTCCCAGACGTGGTAGTAAACCATCGGCATAAGTGGTCTGATTTCGTTTTCAATTTCCCACAGCCAACCATAAAATCTGGGATCTGTCATAAACCAAAGAAGATCTGGTTTTTCATTTCTGATAATAGACCTGATTGAATCTTGATCTCCATATCCATCAACAGGATAAATAATAAGATCGTCTCCCCACTCTTCTGTTTTTTGAGGAGTATAGTTCTCGTGCTTAATAGCACCTGCTAAAGCTCGGATCTCATATCTTCCAGTCTTAAGAAGAGCTTCAATAACATATTTTGTTTGAGTTCCTACTCCAGAAGGAGAATAAGGATGATCAGAAATGGTTAAGATCTTTGTTTTCTTCATATTAAAACCTTATTTGAAATATTAATTTATAGCTTAAAAAGAATATCTTTAAAATTCTTAAAAAAGATTATAACATACATTTTTATATTTTTTAACCTAATTTGAAAAATAATTTAATTTATTTTTTTATTGAAATAATAAGATCTTTATGTTATACTGTTTAAAGCTTAAAAAGAAAAAGGAAATATTAGTATGAATTATTGGGATGAATTTGAAAAACTTAAAACAAAAAGACCTTATAAGTCTTATTCTATCATAAATGAATTAAAAAGTCAAGGAAAAATAGATAATAATTTTCTTTCTAAGATAGATCAAATAACATTAGAAGATCTTATAGCAATAAAGCTGGAATCAGCTACCATAGCAGCAGGAGGAAAGCTATATGGTTTGAGGATCTTTTACAACATAGACAAAATAATTAAAGAAGCAATAGTAAAAACGGCTATTTCAGCCGCTGTAGATATAAGAGGGGCAGCGTCTTTCCTAGGTGTAACAACAGAAAGATTCGGAGAGCTTTTAACTAGATTTGATTTAAGACAGAAGAATAAGTGATTATTTATACATTGCAGAGCGAATGGCTGAAAGAGGCACACCAAAGCTGATATGATGGAACCTTCTATGAACAGAAGAAACAATGCCGATCACCTCTCCGCATTTATTCAGGATCGGAGAACCAGATGAACCACCAATCACAGGAATCGTGTAAACAGCCATTAAAGATTTATATCCTTTGATAGGCACAATCTTTTTACCCAGATAACGCCCTTCATATAGCCCTAGAACGTTTCCTGAAAAGAAACCTAGGGGTGAGGCTGTATTATAAACTTTCTCGCCTTTTTGGGGCATTTCCGTGGCGATCCTGTAAGTAGGCAGGTCTTCGACCAACTTGACTCTTACAATGCCCAGATCAGCTTTTTTCACCATTTTGAAGCCAACGATCTTGTGTTTTCTTTTGTGCCAATCGATCAAGTAGGAATGGTCATTAGACACAGAGATCTTGTATTTCATTGCACTTAACATTCTTCTGTGCATTGGATGTACCGGATCAAGGTATATGTTGTGAGCAGCAGTCAAAGCATAACTCCACTTACCTTCTTTGTGGACATGGAAAGCTGAACCTTCATATCTTACTTGTCTAGACCTGCAAGCAATGTGAAATCTTTCTGGCTTACAGATTTGAATTGTTGCTACTCGAACAAATTTGAAAAAGGCTCTTTGTTTGAATGGGTTTTTCTTTGCGAACGAGCGGAAATAAGTGAGGTGGGAACATCCAGCAAAATGGAAGCAGAGAGGGATAAAAAAAAGATAAAAGTAAATTAAACGTTTCCTCATTGCTTTTCCTCGCAAATTAGGGTTACAATTTTAACTAGTTTTCTAATTTGTTTAAAGTATCAAAACTATTTAATCATAGAGTTTTAACTCTAAACCACTGCAAGGAAAGCATTATGAGAAAGAAAACTTACATCCTAGATACTTCAGTTTATCTCACAGACGCAAACTCAATCAAAGAATTCAAAAAGAACGACATTATCATCCCCCTGAAGGTTCTAGAGGAAATCGATAAACACAAAACAAGACAAGACGGAGTTGGAGCACAGGCAAGACAGATTATCAGAATTTTAGATGAGTTAAGAACAAAAGGTTCACTTCAAAAAGGTGTTCGAATTGAAAAAGGAAAAGGCTTAATTTATACCAAAGGGTATAATATCGAGTATCTTCCAGAAGGCTTTGACCCTAAACACCCCGACAATCAGATTATCTGCGTAGCTCTCACCGAAAAAAGAGAAAATCCCAAAAAGAAAGTTGTTGTTGTTTCTCGTGATATCAATATGCGAGTTAAATGTGACGCTATTGGTATTGAATGTGAAGAATACGTTGCCTCCAAGGTTGTAAAAGACTCTTCCGAGCTTTACACCGGCCTAAAGCAAATCCTTGTAGATGAAGAGATTGTGGATCAGTTTTATGCAAAGAAAGATGTCTTTGTTGAAAAAGAAGAGCACAATCTCCATCCAAACCAGTTTGTGATGCTGGTTTCCTCTTCAAATGAAAAGAAGACTGCGTTAGCGCGCTTTTTAAGCCATTCTATGCCCCTTAAACACATTTTTGATAGCAAGGGTCACGAATGGTTAATCAAGCCCCGTAATAAGGAGCAGAGGTTCTCTATTGACCTTCTAATGAACCCTGACGTTCCTGTGGTTACTTTGATTGGGAAAGCAGGGTCTGGTAAGACGCTTGCTGCTATTTCTGCTGGGATGGAGCAGGTCTTAAACACAGAAAGGTACAAAACCCTTGTTGTTTCCAGACCCGTTCAGCCTCTTGGAAAGGACATTGGCTTTCTTCCGGGCTCAATGGAAGAGAAAATGAGACCATGGTTAGCTCCGATCAGAGACAACTTGCAGTATCTTATGGGCAATGATAAGATTCTAATGGAAGAATACCTTTCAAACGGCTTGATTGAAGTAGAGGCTCTCACTTACATAAGGGGTCGTTCTATTTCTGATGCTTATATTATTATTGATGAAGCTCAAAACTTGTCTAGACATGAGTTGAAAACGATCATCACTCGTGTGGGTGAGAACACAAAGATTGTTCTAACAGGAGATATTGAGCAGATTGACAATGCTTACATTGATGAAACAACCAACGGGCTGACATATGCAGTTGAAAGTTTCAAAGAAACTGAATTAGCTGGTCATATCACCCTACAAAAAGGCGAAAGATCGAAAGTCGCCAGTTTAGCAGCGAGGATTTTGTAAATGTCAAAAGAAGAGTATATCCAATTTGGTTGGGGCAAGTTTATTAGAGAAAGTCTGAGAAACGAAGATTCTCAAGATGAAGGCGCTGGCTTTTTTATTTACTGCCCTCAAAAAGATAGCGTCTTGCTCCTAAGAAGGGCAGATGGTTCTGAAACAGGCCATCTTGCTTCTCCCGGCGGACACGCCAAAGTAGGCGAAAAACCAGAGAAAACAGCACAAAGAGAAACCCTAGAGGAAATTGGAAAAGATCTTTCTGGTCGTGATTATATGGACAAGTTTGTCAATGAAAGGGACGACTTTAAATATACCACTTTCTTGGTTGAAGTTGTTGATGAGTTTGAGCCTAGGCTGAACTCCGAGCACGATGCTTGGTGCTGGGTAGATCTGGACGAGATCAAAATGTGCATTAAAAAAGATTGCAAACTTAAGTCTTCCAAGTTTAAATTTCCCGGAAGCAGAAAAAGAAGCGTAAATGCCCCAATTCACTTTGGAATAAAAAATTGCATAAAACACTTTAAATTGTAATCAAACTGTGTTATAATGTAAAAAAGAAAACGAGGTGTAAAATGGATTTAAAACAATATTTGATTGATTATGCTGGAGAGAAGCTCCTCCTCGATAAGGAAACAGAAGAAGTAACAGTTGAAAACATTGTTGAAGTTGTTGCTGATGAGTTTCCTGAATTTGTTATTGCTATTGCGGAAGAGAACTTTTTTCGAGGATATGAACAAGCAGCACAAGATTTTGACTTTGCAAAGGAATTTATTGAAAATGAGCGTGAGGCAACTTTTAATGGAACGACACAAAACAAATAACTATTCAAACAAAAGAATGAAAGAATATTCTATCCACGGAGTTCCTTTCGTTATTGTTCACGAACCTGACTATTCAAAGGTGAACCCTGAAGAAGTCATTCAAAGGGTAGAAGACATGATCCCTGCGCGACTGGTTGATGGTTTGGATGGTTTTTATATGGCTCATCTAAAAGAATTTGATGAGTTGAACAGAAACGCAGTGTTCAAAGACAACACAATCTACATTACAAACGAGCAAGATGACTTTAAAGATATGTTGGATGATATTGTTCATGAACTGGCTCACTTCACTGAAGTGAAGTTTCAAGATCATATCTATGGCGATGGAGAGATCCGAGATCACTTTATCAACAAAAGATACAATCTTTACAACAATTTGACAAGCGCTGGCTACGACTGTGACAAGAAAGCTTTCTTGAAGGTGGATTTCAATCCAAACTTGGATGTGTTTTTCCACGAAGAGGTTGGATATTCTAAATTGAGGGGTCACTTGGGAGGCTTTCCCTCCCCTTATTCAACGGCTTCCTTGAGGGAGTATTATGCGGTTGTTTTCACTGATTATTTTTGTTATGATAGGGAAGAAGTTTGCAGGAAATGTCCAGAGGTTTGTGATAAGATCCATTCTTTGTTGAATTAAAGTTCCAACTCCAATTCTTCCTCTTCACCGCCTTCTGGCCCCTCCTCTCCCAGATCAAGTTCAATTTCCTCTTCACCGCCTTCTTCAGGTCCGGTTAACTCAATATTATCTGAAGCGGTTGCAATTTCTGCACCAGCTTCTTTTTCGCCCGTCGCTTGCTTCAAGACATCTTGAAAGAAGTCTTGCGAGATTGAAACTTCAGAGTTGAAGTATTTGTTCTCTAGGCGATCAAAGTGAAGAGCGATATTGGTGAACAAAAAGTCCAAGAATTCAACTTGAGGTTCATCTTTTCCGGGACTTTCTCTTTTGAAAACTTCCAATTCTTCCGGTGTCATTTGAAGGTCTTTCAAAGCATTCTCGATGGTTGCTTTTTGGGTAGAGATGAACCGATAAGCTGCTTTTCGACCAATTGAGTTCTCGCCAGAGATAGGTTCTGGAAAGTCATCTTCCGGGCCACGGTCAGTAACCCGACCGGTTGTCAAGCTGTCTGATGCTGCTAGTTCATCTTCTTCTACTTCTTTTTCGGTTTTTGGTAACCCTTCAGCATCCAAAGTGATTTTGATATCTTCTTGCTCCATGAGGGGTTTTTGATCTTTCTGTAAGAAAGATTCTTTTCTTCTCTCAAATCGAGAAATAAGTCCATCCAAAGACATTTCAGGTGCAATCTCGTCGTAAAGACCTTGAATAACGTGCTTGATAAAAGACCTACGCTCTGCCGCTGTAGAAAGCGCGCTATACTCTGGTTCCAACTGGGAACCGCCCACTTTCCCGGGAATGATCATTTTCAGAACTTTTTCAAGATAGTTGATAGCAGTCGATCTTTCTCCTGCTTTCATTTCTTCTTGTTCCATAAGTGTTTTGTATTTCTTTACAACCAAAGCTTGAACAATCTGTCGAAACTTTGCTTCTTCTATTCTTTTTTGCTCTTTCACGGTTTTTATCCCTTTGTTAATGAGTTTTTTCAATTCTTTTTTCTTTTCATCATCTTCGTCCTTTTTAAAAGGACGACCAGAATGCCCAGCAACATTTCCAGCGGCCATTGAAGAGGCTTCTTCAAGTCTTTCAGTGTCATAGATTTCTATAAAACGATCAACATCAATGTTATCCGGAATCATTGTTTTAATAGCTTCTTTGTCTCTAGAACTAATCGCATTTCGAAGCTTTGTGGCGCTGACTGGAGTAGCATCTGGACCCACACAAGGTTGTGTTTCGCAAGGCGAGATAACATCGACCGAAAAGCCTTCCGGAAGTTTGTCCGGGTTTTTAACTTCAAAATAGTTTTTAAACTCTTCGATTCTTCTTGCATCGGCGTCTTTTGAGCCAGCACCCATTGTGAAAGCTAAATCTTTGTAAGCTTCCCTTCTTTCATCACTGATCAAAAACTCATAAGCAGCCATAATGGGAGAGTTGTAATCAGTCTCCAACACTTCTACTTTCCCATCTAAATTATAAAGATCAAAAACTTTCATTGATTGTTCTCTAGAAAACCCTTCTCTAGCCTTGGGGCCGATCAGGACCAAAATCTTCTCAACATCGGGCAGACTAGCATAGTAGTCAATCATTGCTTTGTGAGCTTTGGTAGGTGGCTTGAAACCGCCGGGAAGGAGAACCAGCTTTTTATTTTCTTTCAAAAGGCTTTGCAAAGCTGGGATCTTTCCTCTGCCATACTTAAACAACCCTAGGAGTTGGTTAGCAGGAGCAAAGTTACCGGTGAACTTGTATGTTTTTCCATCGTAATCAAAAACAAAACCTTCAGCAGCAGTGGAAACACCCTCTGCATCGACAAGTTTTTCCAACTGCGTGTTCAAGATCCCAATAGCTTCTTCAACGCCGGAGCTTCGGATAGCAGAGATAGCATCAGAAACTTCTTTTTGCAGTCTTTGGACTTCTTCTTTGTTATCTAAAACAAAAGCACTTTGAAAGTTTTTAAGAATTTCAACAGCGAACTGGTGGATGATCATTTCCAAAGGCTTGACTGCCTTTTTAAAGTATTTTCCCAGCTTTTTAGATGCTGCTGAAACTTGCTGCTGGGCTTCCCTTGGAAGACCTTCCTTGATATCATTGAGCTTAACAGAAGTTCCTTCGAAAAGCCTTTTCATCAGGAGTGTCAGCTTTTCCTCCGGAATTAAAGGAAAATCTTCAACAATCATTGGAACAATCTTTAAAGTAAGATAATCTCCAACGGTGTTTGAATCAGAAAGGCCAGCGGCAGAAGTTAAACTTTCTAATCTATTAATGAATTCATTTGCAATGTTTTCATTGTCAAGGCTTTCCAATCTTCGAATAGCATTGACTTGAATTCTAAAATTATCTAAAACATCTTTTTCTTTGATCTTTTCAATTGCATTTTCCAATTTTGCAACCAAGCCTGAAGATACATCATCTGTGGCAACAGGTTTTCCATTTTCAACTTTAACATGACCAACACGATGAATATTCAAAGTTGGAATAGAGTATTGAATAACGTTGGGGTTTCTTGGATCTTGGATCTCAGCATTGTAGAAAATATCTGCGCTTTCTCCAAAGAGGTCTAAAATTTCTTCGTCAGAGAGGGCTTGAACTGCTTTCTCAAAGGCGCTGAAAGCTTCCGTGAAAGCAATTTCCAAAGAACCACGCCCACCAAACTTTTGAGCTAATTCAGCAGCGTTCATCCCGCCTTTAGCAATATTCCCTTTGTTTCTAGCGGCTCTTGCTTCGCCAGATGCTAGATCATATGAAATAAAAAGGTTCTGGCCATCTGTTTTTTCAGTCCCTTCTAGCTCTCCAACACCAGCTTTCCGGAAAATCTCTTTAATGTCGGAAAACTTAAGTTTTGGATTTTCATAAAGGTGGGACATGTGGCCGGCCAAGCCGCCCTCTAGAAGAAGTTCTTCTTGCATGTTGTTAGTTATCCTTGGTTAAAATTCTTGCTTTTCTTTTAGCACTCTTGATGTGCTCTTTAACTTGCTCTTTTTTCCATCCGGAAGGTAGCTGCTCAACTTGTTTTTCGATCTCTTGAAGGTGCTCCAAGAGGGTATACTCTTGTTTTGTTTTTCCTTCAAGAAACTCGCGGGTCATTTTGCGATGATCAGTCATCTTTTTTAACTACCTTTTTCTTGGTGGTTTTTTTGGGTTTTGCTTCGGTTTTTTTCTTTGCTTCAGCTTCTGCTTTCTTTTTTGCTTCGGCTTCTGCTTTCTTTTTCGCTTCGGCTTCTGCTGCCGCTCTCTTTTCAACTTCAGCTTTCAAAGCAAGTTCTTTTTCCAATTCAAGAGCTTCCAATGCTTTTTTAGCATCAAGCTGCCTTTTCAAAATTCGAAGTCTTTTCTTTTTTCTACCCATTTTTACAAATCCTTTTTATTTTTTAGAAAACCAACGTTTCATTAATTCATTTCCAACGATTTCAGAACGAGTGATGTAATGTTCTTTGACATTTTCTTTCTCATCTTCTTTCTCATCTTTTTTGCCACCGGCATCTTTATCTTTGTCAATAATTGCTTTTTGAAGGTGATCAGGCAATTCCGTTGCCTGTTTACCCTCTAGTTCCGGAGCGTCATTATATTTTTCTGTTTTGGCTTCTTTCAAAAGTTTTTTCTTTTCTTTATTTTTCCATTCCATAAGAACTTGGTCTCCTAATTTGATTGAATCTTCGAAATCTCTTACAAGAAATCCGTTTCCTAGTAAATAGGCTTCAGCTTCCAATTCTCTTAATTTTTGGTTGTTTTGGGCGTATCCGGGCTTTGTTTCAAACTGAAAATCAAAGTCTCCTCTACAATTTTGTGCATGATGAACCAATTCGTGCGAGATAGAGCGAAGCATATCTTTTGGATGTCTTCCATCCACATAAATTACAATTTCCATATTGGAGGGATCATAATAAGCAGTTTTGCCAAAGTCCATTTTTGAGTTTTCAATATCTGAAACAAAGTTGACACAGCAAGGCTTGTCGTAACCCAATCTTTCTTTTGCATAAGGAAGAAAGGAAGTTAAAATGTTTTGAAGAGAAGAAAGATCTCGATCTGTATTGTTATTGATTTCTTGCATTATAAAACTAATTCCTATTAATCTTTAAAGTACTAGTAGTACTTTCTCTCAATCGAGCCTCACGAACACGAGGTTTTCTTCTGCTTTTCGGGGAGTACTTCTCCCAATCGAATCTGGAGTCCGATGAGGTCTTCCTCTGCTTTCTCGGGGCTGTAGCCCTAGGTGTTCCAAAATAATCGTCCGAGGCTATAGGTCTTTTTGGTTTTCTATTTGGTTGCATATGAAGACTATCTTCAGCCTCTGTTTTGTCTACATCGATGCCTAAGTTTTTTTTGATAAGATCTTTAAATTGTTCATCATGGTTCAGGTCAGAAGAGATTTTTTCAATCGTGGTATCTAAATTGCTAATACTAGCTTTGATAATCTTTTTTATAAACAATTCCAAAGATTCCTTTTCCAAATCAGAGAAATCAGATGGCTCTTTCTTTTCGAAAACCCTAGCAAGAGCTTGATAATCATCATCCAAGTCAAACAGGCCAATCAAAGGAGCCTCTCCGCTTTTACCTTTTCCGGTATCTGGCCAGCCTATTAATTGAGCTAGCACTTCTTTGTTCTCACCTACCAATACCTTCAAACCAGAATCAAACAGGAAATCAGTGATCTTACCAAAACCTCCACCACCAGCTTGATTAAGAACAGCTAACCCAATAAAAGACAGGCCACCGGTGGGGACTGATGCTGCGGCTATAGTCTCCGCATCAACCCCCGCTGCAGATAAAATAGTGGCAACAGCCGCTGTGCCTAAACCCGCCACAATTCCACTACTAAGAAAGTCAGCTAACTTTCCAAAGCGCGTCTCTCTAAGGCTTTCCAATTTTTTCGCTATATCGAGTTTGACTTTATCCCATTGTGAAGGTTTAAGAACGCCTTTGGCGGTTAAATAATACAACAATTCGCCAACGTTTTTTATATCTCCAATTCCTTCCACCGCCGCGTATTTTTCACCAATCTGTAATTCTTGCAGAGTTTTTGCCGCATCTTCGGTAAGCTCCAAATCTTCGTCAATCTCCGCTTGTTCTCTAATTACAAATTGTCGCCAATTATCAAATATTTTTTTATCTTTTTCATATGAACTAAAAGTAGACATATATAAACTCCCTTTCATTTAACTTAATTAGTTATTTTAAAACTAAAAAAAAGTAAAATTGAATAATTAAAGCCCAATAAAATCCAAAAACAAAATAAGCTCCCAACTGAGCGATCAACATATCTCTTCTTTTCCAGATAATATAAGATCCAGAACAGATCAAGAACATTTTTGCAAAAACAAAGGGCATAATTGAATCAAACTTCAAAAAGAAGTCCATTATTGGATTTGATTCTTTTAAATGCCCAAACTTGATAACATAAATTGAGACAACTGTATCGATCAGATTAAAGATGATGGTTGCCCAAAGAAAGAGTTTGATTTGTTTTTCATTAAACATAGTAAGGCCTTATAGGTTTGAATAAACTAAAGTTCCTTGATCTACGGGGTGTTCTCCCGGTGTATTACCAGATGCATCAACAGACATCATCTTGTCGTATGCTTCGTGTTTAAGATCAAAGATCTCTTCAATAACTCCGACTTTTCGAAGTGCTTTGTAAGTTAGATTTTCAACAGAAAACTCGCCTCCCTTCACAAGGCCAGCAGTTCTCATATTTTTTAACTTGTCCATTAAATTTTCTGCGTAAATAAAAGAAGACTTGTATTGTCCTTTTGCAAAAAGGTCTTTTAAATGATCCAGCTTTTGCTGAAAGCCATTGATTTTGACCATGATCTGTTGGTCGTCAATGTTCGGCTTTGCAGGAGAAGGTTTCACAATCCACTCGTTGTTTAAAAGAGAATAAACACCGGTTGAATAATGCTTTTCATTTAAATTTTCAACATAAATTTCAACTTCGTGACCTTTCATCATAATATCGTGTTGTTCATTCCAAAGGTTCTTTTTAGAATTAACATAATCACGAATCAGTTTGGGATCAGCCCCAGTTTTCTTGAAGTCAATCACAAGATGAAGATCAATATCAGAATTATCAGTCCAGTTGTAATTTGCCAAAGATCCTGTGAACTTGATATCGATCAATTCAACATTTTTTGGAAATTTAAGATTATTTTCAAAAAAGTCTCTTCCAATTTGAATCAATTTGTTTGCAACTTCTGCTTTAAGGACATCCCTTTCACCCCAAAAGGCTGGATTGAGAGAATCTCGAACATTGAAAGAAGAATAATCAAACATTGAGATAAACTCTTTCAAAATAACCTTAATCTTTGCTTCTCCAATAGGAGGAGCAGACTTTGACCTTTTCATTGAAGGCTTTTTGGTATAAGGTTTGGACTTGTACTTGTTTCCACCCTTTCCAATAAGATCTTTCTTCTTTTTTGGATGATTTTTGAACATTTTCTTTTGAAAAGGAGACTTTGGCAAAGGATCTTTCTTGTTTTCCAAGAAAAACTTCCATTCTTCCATAAAATCAGACATTTATTTTCCCTTTTTTAGCAAGATAACATAATTTTGTTTAAATTTTCGTTTGAAAACAAAGTTTTGAAGCGAGCAACTGTATCATCGTCACATTTTAGATGAATAATATCAAAAACGGCTCTTTGTTCTTTCAAAGTTTTCAAATCAGCAACAAAAACAGCAATGTAATAGATTTCTTCGTCATTCATGTTCGTGTTTCCAGCTTCAGATTCAAAATCATTGACAACCCAAGGATTTTTTAAGCCTAGAATGTCTTTTGCCGACTCCACCGAGGCAGAAAGAAACTTTGAATGGTTTTTTGATTTATTATTTGACATGTAAACTACCTTTATGTTATAGTATCACATAAATAAATAGTTTAAGAGAAGATGATTTCTTTAACCTTTCTTTGTTCCGGCGAAAGGTCGTCGTTTTTGATTTTTTCCATTTGTTTTTCGAACATTTTGCGAACAATGCCTTTGAAAGGCCACATAAAGTAATACCATTGACCAACAAATTGCCTTTCAATCCAATAATAGTTAATTTCATTACCAGTCAACCACCATTTGCAAGCCATTGTCATTGAATAACCACGAAACTCCAACCAAGCACGGGTCGGAGAAGGTATCGGAAGCAGAAACAGCAAACAAAGAAGCCACCAGACACTCAAGAAGGGGGCTAGGAGGCTCAAGAAGGCTAGGCATTGTGGAAAAAGGTATCCAATGTCGAATAGGAGCCCAAAACGCTTCCTATCGCTTAAATGGACCCATTCGTGAGCAAGCACCAAAATGGCTGAATAATGATCGTTTTCTTTCCAAGGCAATTTTGGAACATACATTCGGGGATAAATCACAGAAATGTACGAAGTCATAAAGGATTTGTTGAAAAAAAGAATAACAGAAAGAACTTTCATCAAAAAAGAAGTTGTTTTTGGAACAATCTCAAACTTTGGAATGTCATCAAGGATCATGTTTTCCAATTTCCATCGGATTCTTGTAAGGTTGAAGATTTTTTCAGACATTTTTTATCCTCCCACGAGAAAAAGGTTGACTTTGACACCGATAACTAGTATAATAGAGGTCAACAAACACAAAGGAGACCAAAATGGTTCAGCATATTTCATTTTCAGGGTTCAAAATTTGGGATGAGTGCCCTCATCGCTTCAAGATCGAATACATTGACGGAAAAAAAGGCTTCACGGGCAACATTTTCACTGCTTTTGGAACAGCAATCCACGAAGTTTGTGAAAAAACGCTTCTAAATGAGTGGAAAACTGGCGAAGAAGCTCAAAATTTCTCACAATCCTTTCAAAAAGAGTGGGAAAGTCTTGACGAAGACCTAAAAGTTGAAAAAGATTTGGATGTTTTCATGGAACAAGGCAAAAAATTAGCTCCAATTTGCATTCCAGAACTTAAAAAAGTCTTTGAAGGCTGCGAAGTTGTTCAAACAGAGATGGATCTTTATGAAAACATTGAAGGTTCTAACTTAAAGTTCAAAGGATTTGTGGATCTGATCTTAAAAAATCCAAAAACTGGTAAATATTACATCATTGATTGGAAAACATGTTCTTGGGGATGGGATGCTAGAAGAAAATCTGACAAGATCACAGGCTATCAGTTGGTTTTTTACAAAAAGTTCATTGCTGAAAAGCTTAAAGTCGAACCAAAAATGATTGAATGCTTCTTTGCCCTCTTAAAAAGAACTGCAAAGAAAGACCAAGTAGAATTTGTAAGAATAACAACTGGCAATAGGAAGATGAAGAATGCGGAAGAAGCTTTGAGCAAAGCTGTTCATTTTATTGATAAAGGATTTTATCCAAAGAAAAAGACTTCTTGTTCAAAATGCCCTTTTAAAAGAACCGAGTGGTGTCCTTGAGGTTTCGTTATCTGTAGTAGTTTCTCAGATAACTTTCTAAGTCCAAGTCTATATTATCGCTGCCAATGGTTACTTGAGCGCTCTCCCATAGAGAAGGAGTAGACTTCCATTATGGCTTCTTCTAGGATTAGATGGCTCAACTCTTCGTTGGAAATCTTGTATTCCCTAAGACCGACTGCGTTCTTTGCCATTTTTAAAATATCAGAGGGTCTTTTTGTGATTACATCATAAAGACCAAATTGGTTGGCCATCCAGTTGAAAAATTGTAACTTTTGACCGATCGAAAGCGTTTTAACTTTTCTTCTGATTTTGGGCATAATTACTTCTAATTCGTCTTGTTCGAAAGTTGTTCTTATCAAACTTTGAAGTTGTGTTGGGACTTCTTCTGATTTTTTTGGTTCTTCTTCAATTTCTTGTGAAGTTTTTGGGATTGCCATTGACGTACTATTTTCATTGTAGTATTTATCAATTACGCCATTTAATTTTACCAAGTTTTTTTCCATTTCCTTCGAAGGAATATCTTTATATACTTTGAAGAACAATTCACCTCTAAGATCTAGAAAATCATTGAAACTCATTTTGCCTTTTTTGAAATCTTCCTCAAGTCCAAATCTAAGAGGATTAGATGCAGCCACTGGGTTTTTTGCCTTTGTACCTGATCCTCTTTGAGTTAGTTTATCAAATTCCACCCTGAGACCTTGCAATTTGTCGTCTTTTGGATCACCATATTTTCCAATAAAATCAGACAATGCCTTAAAGTAATCGCCTCCGGAGCTTTGGATCATTTTTTTAAAATCTTTTGCTGCTTTTTGAACGTCAATGTTTGACAATCCAAGTTCTTGACCAGCAGCTTTTGCTCCTTTTTTGAGAGCGGAGCCTACGCTTTTTGCTCCTTTTTTGAGAGCACCGGCCATCTTTTCAAGTCGGCTTTGCTCTAGAAGCTGCTCTCGCAGTTCTTCTAGAATAAGTTGTTCTAATTGGTTTTTTGAGATTTTCATGTTAATTTCCTTTTTGTTTTATATATTAAATAGTTTTTCAACTTCTTCGGAAAGTATTTTGTTTACTTTTCTTTTGGAAATTCTGATTTTAGATTCAGACAAGGTTTTTTTATTAATATTAAACATTGGATGTTTTAGAGGTTGAAACCTTGGTGTTTTTTTATTAATATTAAATATTGGATGTTTTAGAGGTTGAAACCTCGGTTTTCCTTCTCCTTCTGGTTTGATGGTTTTTGCCGCCATTTTCCTAATCTCTTCTTCGTCTTTTTCTCCTTTAACAATTTCTATTAAGATTTCAATTGCTTGAACCACTTTTGTGTCGTTTTTGTAACTTTTACCAGTTTTTACAAGTTGAGTTAATATTTTATTTTTATTTTCTTCTTGTTTTAGATTGTTATTTTCTAAATTTTGAGTTATGAAAAATAAAATGTTTCTTTCATTTCCTTTTTCAAGAAGACCAGTGAGTTGTTTTACTAAATCGATTAAAAGTTTGCTAATGTTGGAAGAAGCTCCGCCTCCTTGTTTTTTTCCACCTTTGAAGGCTTGAAGCGCGGAATTGTATGACTTTGGAGTTTTTTGTTTAAACCAATTTGCAATTTTGCTTTTCTTCTCCGAGAGTAGAAAATAAATAAATGCTTCAACATATTCGTTGTCATCTACTGGATTGGATTTATCAATTTTTCCGTTAAAAGCAAACTCAAAAGGATCTTTCTCCTTTTCATTGTGCTGTCCCATAACTGTTTTAAGAGTGGAAAAAACACCTTTAAAAGCAGCGTTCATTTTTTCTCTTTTAGGATCAACATTAACGGCTTGGCCTTCAAGAAAATTAATAAAAAAACTTTGAACAATCACATCAGGAGTGAAAACCTTTTGTTGCTCTTGCAAAACACGACAAGAATCAGAGTAAGAAAGGGAAGAAATCATTTCTTCCATAATAATGTTTGAAAAAACATTTTTTTCAATTTCAAAAGCAGTAAACATATTAAATCTAAACCTTTCTTAATAAATCAAAGACGATTGATTAATTGTGGATAATTAACAGAAAGCTCACGATGGAACTTTTTGAGGAGTTGCTTCACAACATCTTCAATGATTTCTTTTGAGATCTTGGAGCGAAGGTTTTTTTCAAAGCTTTTTTCAATCTCTTTTTTGATTTTCTTTGCTTCTTTTTTAGAGATCTTTTTCACTTCGGATTTTGTGATCTCTTCAAAAAGAATTTGAGTTATTTGATCTTTTGTGATTTTCATTTGCATTTGTCCTTTTTGCTTACAATAAATAGATCAAAAAGGTTCAAATTTGAGGATTTTTTTTTGAAGGGTTTTTCACTTTTGAACAAAGTGAGGGCAATCTAGTTGGGGCTCAAACTCATAAGAATTTTCATAACCAGAGCATAATCTTCCGGCCTTTCCATTTCCAGTCTTGCCAGTTTTTCTTCCAGAGACTCTTCCCGTGGGGTGGGCTCTTCAACTTCTCTGGCTTGCAGATAAGATGGGGGCATCTCCACAACTTCTTCTTGAAGTGCTTCCAAGATCATTCTTTTCAGAATTTTCTTTGTAATTTTCATTTATATATTTTCCTTAAATGAGACCCTGAGCCAACCTTTCTTCATACTCGTCGTCTTCTCTTCTTATTTGTTCGTGTCGATCCAAGATGTGTTGGAGGACTAGGTTTAAAATTTTCTCTGCGACGGGATTTCCAGTGTCTCTAACAAATGCCTTAAGTGGGTCATCATACTCGGCTGACAATATATCTTCGAAGTAGTCCTCGCCAACGGGATCGTGAGCATAAGCAACCATATATACAAGGCCCTGCGGCTGGGTATTCCAATCCACCGCGAAGTGCTCCAGTGCGCCAGCATCAAGAAGCGCTTCAAGATCTTTTTGAGCTTCTGGCTTCATCATTCTTGCGGTCTTCAAGGCTTCATCCATAAAGTCCTCCCGATCTTCTGGTTTAATCTTTTCACGATTTGCGATTTCGCCAAGCTTTGCTTTAAGCTTTGCGACGACCCCAGATCCACGCTCCTCTTCTTCCATTGCTTCCAAGATCAGCTTTTTCAGCAGTTTCTTTGTAATTTTCATTTATATATTCTCCTTTTATGAAAATTCTTTCGTTATTATAAATAGTGATGATTTGGTGAACTTCAAAGCTCTTCTCCGTATCTATCTTCATTCCACTGATAGTTGGTGTAAGGAATGACTTGAATTTTTGCTGGTCTTTTCCTAGGGTTGGTATACTTTTGAACGTAGTCGCGTATTTTTTCTTCCAATTCAGGCAAGAGACCACTCTTTTCAATGTGTTCATAAAGATAATCGCCACCAGCGCGCCTGATCGTGCCAAGAACCAATTGATTATGGGCATCGAAATAATGAGTGGTATAATCGTGGTCCTCAAATCCATCTTTGAACTGGGGGTCTTCATTCAAGCCATTCTCTGCAACAAAGTCTTCAAAAGCTGCAATAATTGCGTCACCGGTTCCCAAGGGGAACTTGTCTCTGTCGTCTTGAAGTTTTTTTCGAATTCCCGGAGTATCTCCAAGAAAATTCAGGATATAGTCTTTTTCCATATCTGTTAGATTTTTGAGGGGGTGGATTTTTGTTCCGCTCATAAAAAGTCGAATTTGCTGAAGGCGATCATCATCAATCCCAACGTTGTGAAAGCCTCGTGGGCTGAGGGGTTCTCTTTCCATGTATCCACTTTCTCGAAGGATTTCTTCTTTGATGATTTTGGTTAAAATTGATTTAGTGATTTTCATTTATATATTCTCCTTTTATTTTAAAGATCGCTCAAAAGAACCGCATCGTCAGGAGCGCCCATTGGACCTACTTCGTCCGTTTGAACCAACTCGTTTTCGTCCCTGAATCGTGCAGCCTGTGGTCTGACATAAGTGCTGCCGAACCAAAAATTGTTAATCATGGTTTTAGAATTCCATTTAGCCCCTTTAAAAATGCTTCCTGCGAGATCTCCAGAGGCAAATGGGAGCAAGCGAACATTTGCTAGATTTGCATTTGTAAAATTAGTCTTATCTAATCTAACATTTGTCATGAATGAGTTTGTCAAATCAGCACCGGTGAGATCAGTTTCAAACAAAAAACAGTTAATAAGGTCTGCACCGGTAAGGCTAGCACCGCTCAAGTTTGCACCGTTCAAGGTTGCACTTCTCAGATATGCACCGCTCAAGTTTGCACCGCTCAAGTTTGCACCGCTCAAGTTTGCGCGGCTCAAGTTTACACCTGAGAGTTCCCCCCCAGAAAGGTCCACCCCGGATAAGTCAAGTATTTCCTTACTTTCGGGGTTATGATTAATAAGGCGCTCTACCTTTTCAAAAGCGTCCTTTCCAAAGTGTTTCATGAAATAGTCTTGTGCCAGACTTTTCATATTAGCATCTTCTATTGAGGCCACTAGCCTGTATGCTTTCAAGGCGTTGGAAAGCCTTTTATTTCCCGGAGGGCTTGCTAAGTGTCTGATTTGGGTCAACTCTTCGCGACCATATGCTTCTCGAAGGATTTCTTCTTTGATGATTCTTTTCAAGATTAATTTGCTGATTTTCATTAGGGGTACCTTTTTGTTTATTATAAATAGGTCAAAGGATCGGACATTTTTTTCAATTTTGGGATTTTTTTTTGGATTCAAGATGTTGTCAAGGCTTTTATGCCATGAGGGGTTAGGTAGGTGTCCAATTTGTTCCAATCACTCACCAGTCATTCATTTCTTTTAAAATCTCTTCTTTGATCATTTTAAATAATTTTGATTTAGTAAACTTTTCTTCAAATCCTACTGGAAATGTTGTTTCAGAGTTGTATTTGGCTCCTTTAAGGTTAACCCCTTCAAGGTTGACCCCTACAAGATAGGCACCTTTAAGGCTAGCCCCTTCAAGGTTGGCCCCTCGAAGATCAGCCTGCCAAAGGTTGGCCTTGTTGAGATAGGCCCCTTCAAGGTTGCATTTTTCAAGGTTGCATTTTTCAAGGTTGGCACTGCCAAGGTAGCCCCCTTTAAGGTTAGCTCCTTTAAGCTTGGCTTCTAGAAGAAAGGCCTTTCGAAGGTTGCATTTTTCAAGGTTACATTTTTCAAAGTTGGCGAGGGGGGCAGATGCCCTTTCAAGATCAGCCCCGCTAAAATCAGCCTCGCTCAAATTTGAACGGTAAAGCTTCGCCCCTTGAAGCTTCGCCCCTTGAAGCTTCGCCCTTACAAACTTAGCAATAGAAAGGTCAGCTTCTTCAAAATCAACCTCTCGAAGATCTGCCGCTTCAAAATCGGCATCCGGAAGAGAACAAAAATTAAATTTAACCTTTTGAAGTTTAGCTCCTTTAAAATTAGCATATGACAGTTGTGATCTAGAAAAATTAATCCCTTCTAGGTTGACCCCTTCAAAGTTGGGATGATCAAGCTTTCTTCCGCTAAAATCTATACCTTTAAGTTCAACCCCTCGAAAATCAACATTACGAAACCACGTCCACTTTAATTTTTCTTTCAAATTATCCTTTTTGATCACTTTAATCATTTTATCATTTATAGCTTTTTCTACTTCTGTGGACAACCCTTTCTCTTTTTTTGCAAGTCGTCGTATCTCTGCAATTATATCGAAGGTAACTTGAAAGCTTTGGCCTCTTGTAAACATGGAATGAAAAGTATTCAAGTCTTGACCTGCTTTTCTGAGCAATTCTTTTGCTGGGTGCTCTTCAAAGTTTTGAAATATTTTTTCGATGATTTGATAAACTTCTTTGCTTTCCTCCGCTCCCACAATAGCTTCAAATTGTTCTGGATCGATTCCTTTGTTGTCAGAGTTGATGTTGGTTTGACCATCAGAATATACCTCTATCTTAGAGCCATCTTCTTTATAACCCAAGCTTAGATAATCATTTGGATGTTCGTCCGGAGGAGTGCCGGCATTTTTTTTGATCACATAAAACAAAACAATAGATCGAGATATGTAATTGTAAAAAAGGTTGTCTCCTCTCGTTCGAGCAGTACACCAAGTGGTTCCTTTGCCAAGCTCACAAGAGGAATCTACTCTGGTGGGCATGAAAACTTCCCAGTTTTGAGTTTCACCTATTTTGTCACCTTGAGCTAGCTCTTTGTTTCCTTCGATATCCCCGACTTTTTTCTCAAGGGCATCTTCAAGACCTTCCATGTTAATTGCAGAAAAAAGATTGATTTGAGGTGGTTTTCCTTTGGTTAGTTTGTTAACTTTTTCTTTGAATTCTGGATTGTCTTTGTACTTTTGTTTAACACTATTCATTTTTCCAATGAATCTTTCCACCACAGGAAGAGCCTCATGAGGCGGATGGTCTGTTCTTTTTTTGGAAATGTAGTTGGTTTTAAGCCAAACTATCAAAGCTTTTGTTTTAGCTCTAGCTTTTTGGTCTTCTTTTGCTTTTTCATACTTCTTCCACAGATCTTCAAGAGCCTTCTCATCTTGTTCATTAGGGTACAAAGCTTTAACACTTTCTATATCTTCATAAGAAACTTTAACTTTTGCTTCCATTAGGAGAAGTTCAAAGATCTCTTCTTTGATGATTTTGGTTAGATCTGATTTGGTGATCTTCATTGGGGTTTCCTTTTTGTTTATCATAAATAGGTTGAAAAGGTTCAAATTTTGGAATTTTTTTTTGGGGATTTTTTCTCTTTGGCTTTCTTTTGGAAAGCTTTGGATTTTTGGGAAGTCATTGGAAAGGGTTCGAATTTGTGGAATTTTTCTGTGTGTGTCGTTGGGACTAGGCCGCGCCTGTAACCCCCTGATCTCTCAGGGGATTTTACTTTCCGGAAGGGCGAGGAATAGGGGGGGAGGGGGAGCCCCCCCTCTAACTATTTGTTTTTGTTCTCCTTTTTCAAGATCGCGTTTTGCTCGCGGCGAATCTTCGCGGCTTGTTTGGGATCGCGAAACGGATTTCGCTTTGATCCCAAGGACTTAGAATTGCTGGCAGCGTCAAGCGCCCTGCCCATCGCGCTCTTGAGAACGGGGCGTTCGAAACGCCCGACCCGCTGGGGCTTTTCGTTCTCCTGTATTTTGACGATGCAAAACCCTTTCAGATTCGCGTCGTTACGCTGCATCAGGGCGAACTGCCGGCGAACCTCCGCGAAGCTCGCAGCCTCGAAGACAGCCTTGCCAATTCTTGAGCCATTCTCGATAGTTACAGTGAAAGCCTTTTTCATTTTGAAACTCCTGAAAAAAAAGTGAAAGAAAACAAAGGGTTGGGGCTAGCAATCAGGCGAAGGTCTGGCAAAACCCGCCGACAGCGAACCAAACGATCGAACCGGTCAGAGACACCGAGAACAAGAGGAGGATCGAAGGGGTGGCTTCGATCACCTCGTAGCCGTCGACTTCTGGGGAGCCCATGATCGCTCGGACGTATTGATCGCACAGAACGAACATGATCACGCCGTAGAAGCCCACGGCAGCGAGGGAAACGAAGAAGAAGAGATTTGCCAATGAAGACAGGGAGATAGCCATGATTGTTGCTCCTGAAAAGGTGAAGAAAATCAAAGGGTTGGGAAACAACCGCCCCGAAGGGCGGCTGCTCCGGGGTTGGCGGTCATTCCACCACGTTGAAGGTAGACCGGACGAAAGCCTCGAAATCCTCGAAGCTTGCGAAGGTGAGGCGTTCCCCGTCGCTACGAGCCTCTTCGAGGGCTAGAGCAGCCTCAAGGGCTGTGATCTCCTGTTCCACGAACCTTTCGATAGTGGGGTGGACGTAAGACCCGAAGCCGGCGCGGTATTCGCGCACAGCGTTCAACTGCTCCGAAACCTCGTATTCAGCGCGCATTTCGGCAGAGTAGTCTTCCACCGCCTCGTTGACGGTGATCAAACGACCCTCGATCAGCCCCTTGTTGAGGGGGCTGAGGTCGGGGAAGGTGCGGAGGATACCCTGAAGCTCGTCTGCTTCGCGAAGGGATTCAGCGAGACCGGGAATCACGGTATATTTCAGGTAGTTAGCGTTTGCCATTTTGATCTCCTTCGATCAGTGTTGGGGGCTTCGTTGCCCCTTCTCCCCTATTATACGATCCAACAGTGTCAGATCGTGACACATGTCCGCATTAATTGCGCAAACGTCGCAGGTCGTGCGCTTCGCCCATGCGTTCCATCATAGCCCCCGCGGCTTCGGGGCTGGAGGCCAGAGGGATGCGAAAACCCCCTTCACGCAGGAGCTTGCAGCGGTAGAAGGAGATCTCCGCTTTGATCGCCTCCTCCTCCTCTGTGGAGGTCTCCACGAAGCGCATGCGCTCCTCTTCCTGCTCCGCTAGGCGGAGATGATCCGCCGTTGTGAGCGCAGCAATGGCAGCCTTGCGGGCTGCAACCCCCTCGCGGAGGGGCGTGAGGATGGACGCGAAGAGAGCGTCCATCTCCTCGGAGAGTTTGCCGGAAGCGTCGACGTGGTCGCGCATTGCGACGTGTGCGTCGATCTTGCGCTCCATGTCTGCGATTTCAAAGAGGAAAAGGTCTTTGGTTGCGTAGCTGTCGATTCTCATGCTTGATCTCCTTCGATCATTGTGTGGGGCGTTGTTGCCCCCTTGCCCTCTATTATACGATCAACGTGTGACAGATCGTGTCACAGGTCATGAGGGAAGCTGCAAAAAGAAGAAAATCAGGGCGGGGGCGAAGTAGAAGAGGGAAGCAATCAGGACACCAGCGAAAAGCTTAATTGTTTCAGACATTTAGCACCTCTTTGGAGGAAAAGGAAAAGAAAATCAAAGGGTTAGAAGGGAAACCGCCCAAAAGGGCGGTGGTGAGGGTCAGAAAGCAACGTCTTCGTCTGTGAGGCCGTCAACGTCGACCTCTTCGGCATAGTCGAGGGAGATGTCGTCGAAATCGACCTTTTCCCCGTGACGCTCGGCCTCAAAGGACAGGGAGCCGGAAAGCCCGCGCTCCTCGCGCTCTTCGGCGCGCATCTTGCGAAGCACGATCTTGTCTAGCTCGCGCATCAGCCAGAGGTAGCTGTCGAAACGCTCGCTGTTCTCGGCATCAGAGAGCTTCGGGAGACCCCTGGAATCTCTCCACGCCGAAACGAAGGAAGTGTCTGATTTTGCTTTGTTTTTTCGCCATTCGCGGTACTGCATAGTGATCTCCTTGGATCGTTGTGTGGGGCTTCGTTGCCCCCTGTGTCCCCTATTATACGATCGATCTGTGTCAGATCGTGACACACGTTGGATCAATCCCTCCAGAAATCGTTGAAAAGCCAGTCCCCGCGGGCATCAGAGAGAACCTTGTCGATCGTTTGGTCTGGTGTCCAGCCAGCCTCGAAGCAATCGCAGAGGAGCATTTCCGCCTCCCTGCGGGAAAGAAGCTTCTCGATCGGGTGATCCATGCTTTCGAGGGTCTGGCAGACAGCAGCGACAAAGTATTGAAAATGCATAGGTTTTTCTCCTGAAGGGAAAAAATGAAAGGAAATCAAAGGGTTAGGGGCTGAGGCTACCAAGTCTTGCGGGTGAGAGCCACCCAAGTACCTGATTTGTAAGGGTTTCCATCCATCAGGGGCTCCCAGTTTTTCTGGGAGAACGTGATCCACGGGCTGAGACGCTCTCTGGTGGTCTTCGACCAGCCGAAACCCCCGTCAGAGACAAGAACGGCGTCAGGGGTGACGCGGACGATCTGGTTTCCGTGGAGGAAGACCGATCCGTCAGGGGTGACGCGGGTGTTGGATTTGTTGAATGATTTTCCGGTCTTCCAAGCGGTGAAGGCTTCTTGCGTGATCTTTCGCATGTGATCTCTCCTCAGTTGGTGGGCGTTGTTGCCCTGTGTCCTCTATTATACGATCGATCTGTGACAGATCGCGTCACACATGTGATTTCCTGTGCGATTTCGCACATGTGCAGGTGATTTCTCAGCGCGCCCCGTACAGGTCACGATCCCATTGACGGACGACAGGCTCTGCGAGAGCCTCATGGAGGGGAACAGGGACAGGTTCGCCCTTGATCCACCCCCAGTTGCGCTTGATCCACGCCTCTGGGTCTGTGAGGGTGTGAGAGATTGCGTAGAAGCCGCTGCCCTCCTTCACCTCGCGGTAATGAAGCAGAGCGGAAGACCCGACAAACAGGCCGAAGGAGCCTTCGACCTCTACGACCTCCCAGCCACCGAAGTCTGGGAGGAACGCCTGAGCCATGAAGCCCTTGTCTGCGCCTTCGTAGACCCACATGTGCCAGTGGTCGTGCTTGGACATGAGGCGGTAGGTGTAGCCGCTGGTGGCGGTGTGGAAGGTGCTGGTTTCCCAGCACCAGCGGGGAAGGATGTTCCAGTAGCAAGCCTCGGATTGGTGCAAATCGTCGAGCCAGTGGGAGATTGCGAAGCCGTCAAGGTTGGTGTTGTAGGTGCGGAATGTGACTCTCATGGCGTGTTCTCCATTTTCTGGGGCTGAATTGCCCTTGCCCCCTATTATACGATCGGGGTGGATCTTTCTGACAATTTTTTTCAACTATTTTGTAAACAGTTGATTTTGAAGGGGAATCAGACCCAACTGGATTCGTGCCAGCCTTCGCAGGCTGCTTCCACGTCCCATGTGATCGGGGATTCAAGGGGCAGATCGTCGACGTGGATCTCTCTGATCTCGATGGAATAGGGGACAGGAAGACGATCGAGATCCCCGAAGATCTCGTCCCTGCACCATTCGACGGCATGGGAGCGAGTGACGAACCAGAGAGGCGCACCTTCGGGGGAGCGATCGAAGAGGCGGAAGGTGCGATCGGGGGACTGAGCGAACCAGACGGTGAAGACTTTCATGAGCGATCTCCTTTGATCGTTTTGGGTTGGTGGGGCTTTCTTGCCCTCGTGCTACATTATACGATCGACCTGTGTCAGATCGTGTCACAGGTGCTTCCCAGAAGCGAGAAACCAGACCTCTTCGAGCCTCGCGAGGTCTCCCTTGCGCTCCTCGATCACAATCGCGAGACGGTCGCAGGGGTTCTTGCGGAGATAGACGCGAAGGTCGGAGATCGCCCATTGTAGATCGTTGTGCGCCCACTGGAAAGCCTCCTCGTCTCCTAAGCTCTTGATCCCATTGCGTAACAGGAAAGCCTCGTGCTGCTCCCAAAGCTCGTTCCTCATGGCGATCTCCTTTGATCGGTGTGTGGTTTCTGGGGCTTTCTTGCCCTCGCCCTCTATTATACGATCGATCTGTGTCAGATCGTGACACACGTTTCTAGAAAAGGATTCCAGGGATCTCCAACCCCTTGATCTCAAAATGAAATCGAGTGGCCTTTAGGAGGGGGGTAAATCAAACCCCCGTGTTTCTCGGGGTTTGCGGGAATTGGGGATCTGGCGTGTTCCCTCGTGGGTGCGCCATGACCCGTGTCCAGTCAAGCGCGGTTTGCCTGCGTTGCGGGTGCAGGACAATCGCTGCCGCCCACAGGGGCGGGGTTTGCGCTCGTGCAGGGGTGATTTCCTGTGGGCGTGTGCCGCCAATCTGTGCCTGTACTTGCTTGATTTCTTTGGACATTTTCGAGTCTCCTTTAGGGGGGGTGCTAATCAAACCCCCCTATTTCTCGGTGTTTGCGAAAAACGCTGTTTTCTCGTGTGTGGGTGATTTCTCCTCTGCCTCGTCCTTTTATTATACCATGCATATGTGTCATATCGTGACACAGGTGATTTCCTGTGTGATTTCCCACAGGTACAGGTGATTTCTCCAGCAGGTCTCTAATCCCCTATTGGTGGGGATTTGCGAACTTGTCATTACCTGTGGATTTCCTGTGGAAAAACCTGTGGAAAACCCCGCAAACCCGCGCCATTACTGGGGTTAAGAGCCCCACACTTTTCAATGATTTCCAAACACGCGCCCCCGTAGGTGATTTCTGGCAAGGCGCAGGTGATTTCTCCTCTCGTATCTGTGGGGGTGTTAGGTGGTTTCTCCTGCCCACCCACAGGTGATTTCTTGCCCCCGCAGGTGATTTCTCACTCGAAGGTGATTCCTCCTTTTAAATCAAAGACAAAGGTTTGTTTTGTTATCCTCGATCTTTTTGAGGTCTCGCCTGTCACGCAGGACGGGGCTGTCCTGCCCAGCGTGAAGGACAAGCAATTGATCACCCTCCTCACCGACCACGAACCCATGCAGTCGCTTCTCGGCATCCTTGTAGTCTGTTGGAGAAAACAGCGGAGTCTCTTTCATGAACTGGAAACTAAACCTGATGAGAGGGCTGCTATACCTGACCCAATCTCCTTTTTTAATTTTTGTCATTGTTATCCTCGGCTCTTTCGAGGACGAGCAGGTTGAATCCGAGGGTTCTTGCAGGGGTGGTTCTTCCCACAAAAAGGACGAGCAACCAATGACCACAACCCTCAGTCTGCGAGAAGTCGCGAACAACGATCCCCTCCTCGTCTCGGAAATTACAGTGAACCCAATCTCCTTCAGTTGGTCTTTTCATGCTCTCCCTCCTTTCTGCACCTATTATAGCAAAAAGATCAGGATCGATCAAATAAAAGATCCTGAACAAAATCAAGGGGATGAGCCTTTGGTTGACTCAACCCCCTGATCTTGCTAAGGAAAAAACTTTCAGTCTTTGTTTGTGCCGCCTCCGGGGAGGGCAACGCCTCCTTCTTTTGTGTCTCCTTCGGCTACACCTCCGTCAACCTCCTGTTTTTCTTCTTTTTTCTCTTCTCGTGGCTCCGCCACCTTTTCACTGGCTGCGTCACCAGCGACGGTTTCGCCTCCTTTGCTTGCTGTGCATCCGATGGACACGAGGGTCATGAAGACCACCATAATCAAAATTGCTTTTCTCATTCTGTAACCTCCTGTTTTTGTTGAGAAACAATGTAATCAAAAGCCTTCTCTGCCTGTGAAGCAGCAGAGAAGATCTCTTTCCCTTTTTCTCTCAGATACTTACACCATCCTTTGACGTAAGCAGCCGAGTTCTTTCGGGTTTCGCGTTCGATTCCTGCGTGAGCGCAAAGCAGGGCGGAGCAAAACTCCGCGATCAACTCCTCTTTGCTGTATTGGTGCGATCCAAACTGGATCGGATCGGTCACGCCGACCCTGTTGAGTCTTTGCTTCGCACCAGTTGAGTGTGCAAGCTCGTGGAACAGGGTCGCATAGAACCCTTCCACGCTCTTGAACGTCGTTTTGTTGGGCATTTTGATCACATCCATCGCTGGAATGTAGCATGCCCTGTCTCCTCCTTCCCCGATGCTGGGGATGTCTGCGTATCCTTCGATGATCATGTCGCACCGCTCAAGCGGCTTCCATTCGAGGGTTTCGATCTCCTGTTCTGGAACCTCGATCCCCTCGCACTGATCGACGTTGAAGATCTTGAAGTACTTGAAAGGCTTCCAGATTTTATCTTTCACCTCTCCCGTCTGCTTGTCTTTGATCTCGATCGCCCCCCATTTGACGATCTTTGTCGCCTTTTCTCCTTTCTTGATCTTGCCTCCGGCCTTCTTGACCTGCCCAAAGGTGAGCCAGAAGGGGCTGTTGTAGCCTCGCACGGTCGCCGTGAGCGAACACATGAAGCGGTTGATCCCACGGTACGGCTTCTGCCATACCATGTTCTGCGGGCTGGATGCTGCCGCGTTCCACGGCTTTTCCCACGGCAACTCCTTGCTTTCTTCGATCAGGTTGATGATGTCCTCGATGATGATGTTTGTGATCTTGCTAGACATGGCGTTGTCTCCACCTTCTTGGGGGCTTCATTGCCCTTGTGTCCTCTATTATAGCAAAAAGATCAGGATCGATCAACAAAAAAGATCCTCAATGAAACCAAGGAGTTGAGGCCGATGCTCTCTCAACCCCCTGATCTCATTGAAGAAAATATTTTATCTGGACAAAAAGAAAAGGGAATTGACCCAGAGAAAGGCCAGCAACATCCCGATAAGTAAAAGGAAATCCCCCCACCATTCCCTGTCTCTCATGGCGATACCTTCCACAAAGCTAGCTCGTAGTGGGGCTTTAGGTCTTCCACAATCCCCTGCCAAGCCTCTGGTGGGAGGTTGGGGATCAACCCTTCCTCCAAAAGCTCTTCAAGCCTGTCACCCTCGGCAAGAGCGAGAAGATCAGTCCATGTCGCAGTCACAAACATTTGGGGGGAACACTGTGAAATATCACGGTATTTTTGATATGTCTCCTGTATCAACTCTCTCATTGTCCGACCAACCTTTCGAAGTCCTCGCGGTAAGAGGTTTCGAGGTCTTCTCCCATCCCCGTGTATTCGAGGTATTCCTCGTCCTCTTGCCATTCATCGCAGCCACCATCCTCGTCGTCGTCGAGAGGATCGTTGTAGTCTGGGACTAGCAACTGCTCCACATCCTCGATGGCAACGGAGCCATCTGGCTTCATCGCGAAGGGAAGATCCCACACTTCTCTTGCTAGAAGCACGAGGTCTTCGAGGGGAAGAACCTCCACCAGCATCTCCAACAGAGCTTCCTTGTCCAACTGGTTTAAATAATTCTGCTCCATGTAAGCGCGGAATGCGCCGCTTGAAATGGATACGTCTGTCATTGTCTTCTCCTCTTTCTCGTAGTTTGCGAAACCTTCTGCTACTCTCTCGTCGAAGGCATGGGGTTGATACATTCTTTTCTTTCCTCTCAATCGTCGATAGCGACGATTCTCTCGTGGGTTGACCAGTACACTCTGTCTTTGCAGTCTTGGGTTGTGAGCCACATTCTCTGACACTTTGAACGCCGAGGCTTAGGAGCCTCCATGTCCGTCAGGATGATGTGACCGTCGAAGTCACGATCGTTCACAAACGCGGTGGGAGCGTCGAAACAAGTCCCACCGTGAAGGTAACGCTCCTTCTTGTGGGTCATTCCCTTCTTCCAGATGAAGACATGCTCCTCTTCTACCCTCGTGTCGAAGGGGATCACAGTGAACGTTGCCAGTGTGGACAGCTTGTCCAACTCCGCGTAGAACGCGGCTAGCATCTCTTCAGACACCGATCCAGACTGATCAATCGAGATCGCCACGTTG